GCACGTTTGACGCCGAGACCTACGCCTTCGATTCATACATCGGCTGGGACCGGACGCGCGGCATCGACGCGGGCGCCTACCTCGTCATCGGGGCGCCAACCTCGATGGGCTGGACTGCGACGGGCGCGGGCACCGGCTCCATCAGCACGGCGCAATGGGACATCACGACGGCAGCCGGTCAGACGCTTTACTACGAGCGAGCGTTTACCAGCGCTGGCGGCAACGACGGCCCGCTCGGCGACGGCCCGCGCGCGGCTGTCTACGAGGTCGAGGTCGAGATTGACGCCGCGACCGGAAACAACCTCACCGACCAGATATCGCTAGCGGCGCGATTCTCCGACTCCAACGGGGCGACGGCGTCGTTTGTGTACGAGCTCGAGCTGCGCATGGACTCCGGCGGATACCGGCTGTACGACACGGTCGCCGGGGCAGCCATCAACGCTATCGAGCAGTCGGTCGACCTGACAGTGAAGACGCGCATTCGGGTCGCGGTCGACATGCACGGCAACGTCAAGACGTGGTACGCGGTGCCAGGGCACACGCGCGCGTGGGCCGAGGGCATCGGCAGCACGACCCAGCTACAGGACGACAGCGGCACCAACCCCGGCAACACCAACCTTATCGAGTGGGGGCACCGTGGCGCCTTTGCGGGCTCGTCGAGGTGGTCGTTTGTCGGATACAACCATTGCGCGCTGCGCTGGGGACCGATTAGCGACGACCCGCTCGGCGCAGCATGGAGCAACCCCGACGACCTTAGGCAGCGAGAGCTCGGCGGCGAGTTCGAGTCGGTAACGGATGGGCTCAAGGTGCGCGGCGTCAGTGGTGCAGCGTGTCGCGGCGATACGTGGCAGGTAGAAGCGGATTACGAGTACCCGGTCGACAACCTGCTCGTGTACGACGAGCCGCAGCCCGAAGCGAATTGGCGCGCGACCGGCGAAACTGAAGCCAAGTTCGTGTTCAACCTTGAGGCGCACGGGTCGACGTCCTACATGACGAGCCGCACGCTTGCGTGCTTCGCGCTCGGCGCGAACTTCAAGACGTTCTACCTCGAGGGCTACGACGGGGCGACGTGGCAGCAGCTCGGCGAGGGCGACGCATCGGCAGGCTTCACGGGCCTGACCTACGCGCGCAGCGGTAGCAAGGTTTATCCCGGCTCCGGCTCGTTTACCGTCGAGAACTACATCTTTCGGGGCGCGCACGTCGGCGACACGGTCGACCTGGGCAGCAGCAAGCTCCGCAAGCTGACAGCGAACACGGAAGGCACCTGGACCAACGGCACGGCGCACAAGCCGGTGCTGACCATCGACGGCTTTGACGGTACAGAGCCGGCAAGCGGCACGGCGACGCTATGGGCTCGCGACTATGGCGTGGTCGTGCATGACCGGACCGACACCTACGAGCTATACCGAATCCGGGTGCCGGCGCAGTCGACCGCCGACGGCGCGTTTCGGGGCAAATTCGTGCTCGGCCCGGTCGTCGCCTTTGGTCATCAGTACGACCGAGGCTGGGCCGTGCGCAAAGAGCGGCAATACACCGACACGGCGCTGCGCTCCGGTCGCCGTCGTCGCACAAAGCTGGGCAAGGTGCGGCGCGTCTACGAGGTCGCGTGGGTGTCGACGGCTGTCGATGCCTCGCGCGCATACCTCGACCAGACCAGCGAGTTGCCAAACTACATCGTCCCAGGCGCCAGCGAGCCGGGAGCTACGCCACACGACACGCTCTCGGTCGTCGAGGGCGTCGTCGAAGAGCTCGAGGGCAGGCCGGCGTTGTACTTGCGCCACGTCGAGTCGGGGCAGGCAACGCAACAACTGACGCGGCGCGAGGCTTTCGCCCTGGTACGCATCACGACAAACCCGCACCGCGACAACGTGCTCGGCGACGAGGTCGACACGCCGCTTGACCGGCTCAACGTCATGCGTCTTGAGGAGGTCTAACCGGTGTTCCTGCCGTCCGACCATCGAGGCCGCGCGCGTCGGTTTCTGCTTGACCTCGACTGGGGCGGCTACGTCTACCACCTAGGCACCGACGACGCGGTATTCGTTGACGACGACGGCAGCGAAACGCGATACAGCGGGGCGCTCGAGGTAGAGGACGTGCCGCTAGAGGTCGCCGTGCGCAATGCCGACGCGCCAGCGTTGACCGTGCCGGCCGTCATTCACTTCGACGGCGTTGCCGACGTGCCGCTGCGCATTTCCCAGGGGCACGACCTGGGCGCAGCATTTTGCAAGCTCTACGTGTGGCTTGAGGGCACGAGCAAGCGTGTGCTGCTGCTCGACGGCCAAGTGCTCGACCCGCTTTGGGGCGCAGCGCACGAGCCGGTTTCGCTGTCGCTGCTCGACACTCGACGCGAGAATGCGCAGCGTTTCCCTCCGCTTGACGCGCGCGTGTCCCCGGCGACGTGGTCGGGCATGTACGGCAGCAGCGTCGAGCAGTTCTACCCGTGGGTTATCGGCAAGCCGGGCGACAATGCGACAGGCGCGTGGGGCGCTCCTGCGCTCGTCGTCGAAACCGTGCTCAAGGTAACGACGTCGAATCGGTACATCGACTTCAACGAGGGCGTCGGCGAGGTCACTGCGACCCTGGGCGTCGGCAGTTACAGCCCGGCCGAGCTCGCCGCCGAGGTCGTCGCCGAAATGGACAGCGCAGGCACCGACACATACACGGCGACCATCGAGGCCGGCACGGGCCTTTGGACTATCGCCAGCGCATCGGGCGGCACGTTTAGATTCCTTTGGTCGAGCGGAACGAACGCAGCAAACACGGCGGGCACGCTGCTCGGCGCTGACACGTCGAGCGACACGGGCAGCGACAGCTCGCACACGTTTGCCAGCCGGGCAAACGGCAGCGCGCGGCGCCTGCTCATTGCCGGGCACGAGGTCGCCGAGGCTGCCGTCGAGGTCATCAACACGCAGGATGACAGCGAGGAGGCCTTTAACGTCGCCAGCGTCGACGACGGCACCGGGCGCACGGTCGCAACGGTCGATATCGACAGCGCATCGACGCTCGGCGTGTCCGTCAGCGGCTCTTACTTCGCCCGCATTAACGGGCAGGGCGGGCTCGAGTACCGGGGCGCGCTGCTCGAGGGCGCCGGCGACGTTATCGCCTGGGCATACGACCAGACCGATGTGCCGGTCAATCGCGGCAGCCTGCAAGCCATTGCGCCAGCGCTCAACGCGTACAAGCTCGCCGGCTACATCATGGCGGCGCCTAATGAGCGGGTCGACCTCGTCGCCTGGCTGCGAACGCACGTGTTTCCGATTTTGCCGGTCAGCTTGTACGACGGCCCGCAGGGCGTCGAATTCGTGTTGTGGCGGTGGGGCGCGAAGGCAGGCGACGCGGTCGCGCAGCTCGTCGAGGGCGACAACGCCGAGCGCTCCGGCCGCGTGGAGTACGGACCGCGCGCTGCTATCCGCAACGAGTTTCGCTTCGACTACGCGCTCGACGCCAACGGGCGCAAGCCGACGCGGCGCGAGGTCGTCACGGGCGACCGGCTCGCCGAGGGCACCTTTTCGCGCATCTGCTCAGAGTCGCGCACGCTTTACGGGGCGCAGCCCTGGGAGTCGTCGAGCGCCTACGTATACGACCCGGTCACGGCGGCGCGCATCGTGCGCAACTATGTCGCCGAGCTGACACCGCGTCACGTGCTCGCCCAGTACGTCGTGCCGGAGTACATCGGCGCGCACCTACGTCGGGGCGACGTGGTCGAGGTCACGGACGCCGAGCTGCACATCAGCGAGCGCTTGTTTTTCATTACGTCGACTCCGGTCGACGAAGGCGAGTTTGTGCGATTGGGTTTGCGCTCGCTTAACTAATGCCGCAGCGCCTTGACGGCTGTAGACTGCGCGCACATTGGAGGGCTGACGGATGGCCACTGTAAACGTTGCCGGCTCGTACGAGGCGGCGTCCCTGGGTACTAGCTACGTCGACAGCTACGTGATGCACGCTGATAGCGAGGTCGTGTTTTGGGAAGAGACCGGCGCCGCCTACACGGTCGAGATGAACATCAGCGGGCAGGGCGGCAGCAGCAGCGTCGTTGAGCTCGACGTCGCAGCGGACAGCAACCCGTTCGCGCTCGTGGTCAACGACGCGAAGGATTACTCGTTCCGCTTCAAAGCGGCATCGGGCACCGTCGACATTCACATGATTGCGAATTAGCGTGTCTGGCTTCCTCAACCTCAAGCCGGCGGCTGCTGCTGCATCGACTTTCACTGTGACGTGGGATTGCACCGACGCGGCGGCGCTCCCCACGGCCGACTGGAAGACGACAGACCCGAGCACGGTTAACGGTGTCTCGATGTCGTCGCACAACGACGGGGGCACCGATGTCGTTGAGCTTGACGGGTCCACCGGGCTTGTGATGCGGACGACGGACGGCTGGAGAAGTCTGCCGTATAACAACACGTACCCGGCGACCATGCTGTTGGCAGATATTCAGGCCAGCGTCGGCGGCTCGTGGGACCAATACTCTGAGCGCCTTTTCTTTCAGGCGAGGCTAAACGGGACGACCGCAAGCCCTGAGGGCGCAGGCATCGTTATCGCGGAGAATCTGACCCCGTCCGACTACGAGCAGATTTGGTACGGCACGTATAACGGTACTTTTCAGTACATCAACAACGGCACGACTGCCTATCTCCAGAACTCAATTACCGTACCTTCTGACATCTTGATGGAGATTATCTTGGGTCAGTGGGGGATGGTCCGGTGGCGCATGGTCGCTTGGCCCGGCTCGTGGCCCGACCCAGACACGTTTACCCCGCTGGACAGCCTGACAATCGGCTACGAGCTCCAGCCAGCTACCACCGCTTTTAGAAATCTGACCGCCACAAAGTGGACGCCGGGCAACGCGTCTTGGGGGTTCTGCGCTTGGCATAACACCGCAACGCCCGGCCAGTTTACGCAGACAGTCCAGGGCTGGCGCTGCGGCAAGATTTCGGGGCTGTGATGACTTTTGATGAAGCAATGGCACGGTGCGGGGGCTGGGACATCGACCCGGCGTCGGGCGGCGTGGTCGTCGTCGACGGTGTTGATGTGCACGTGTCCGACCCTGACGCGGGCTGGGTCATTGCGCCCCATCCAGACGGCCCGGAGCCGACCGCCGACCAAAAGGCAGCAGCGCTGGTCATCTGCCGCGAGTGGCTGTCATAGCGCTATGTCTGACGAGCTCATCGGCCTTGTACGCGAGACGCTAGCCGAGACGCGCAGCCTGCGGGCTGACGTCGACGCGACGACGCGAAGCGTTGCCAACCTGCGCGCCGAGGTCGACGCGAGGCTCGACGAACTGCGGCGAATTGTGACCGTCGAGCGGCCTGCGCCAATATCGGCGCGGTCATGGCCTGACGTGGTCAGCGAGGTCGCCGGGCAGAAGCTCGTCCAATACGCGATTATTATCGTCGCGATGGGCCTAGCGGGCGTCAGTGCTGCCGAGCTGCGCGGTGCCATCCTGGGCGACGCAGTACAGGCCGAGGCCGACGACGACGCGGCGCAAGAGTCGGAGCCGGAGCCGGGCAAATGACCGAGGCGCGCGTAACTAAAATCGTGCTGCACCATGCAGCGGCGCCTAGGACGACGACGGTCGAGGACATCAAGCGATGGCACGTCGAGAAGGGTTGGCGCGACATCGGGTATCACTGGTTACTCACTGACGCGCCCGACAGCCCGGTCGGGCCGCAGATGCATATCGGCCGCGCGCATAACCTTGACGACCGATGGGAACCTTGGGAGCGCGGAGCGCACGCCAAGGGGCACAATTCGCATACGATGGGCGTGTGCCTCGTCGGCAATCACAGCGTCGAGCCGCCCAGCGAGGCTGCGCTTGACCTCTTGCACGGCTGGCTCGTCGCGTTTTGCCTGACGCTGCGCCTGGGCCCTGACGACATCGTCGGGCACCGGGAGCTAGAAGGCGCCGCAACGGAGTGCCCTGGCGGGCTCGTAGACCTGGACGCCATTCGGCAGCGCGTGCGCGATGCTATGGCGGGAGGTGACTAGATGGAAAAGCTACGCAGCCGCAAGTTCTGGCTTGCCCTGCTCGGCGCGCTGGCGCCCTACGTGTTCCAGGCCATCACGGGCGAGATTGACGCGGAGAAGGCCTACCAGGCGAGCGCCGCTATCATCGGCTCGTACCTGTTTGGGCAGTCCTACGTCGACGGACAGAAGGAGAGTAAGACCGATGCGCCTCCCCAAGACTGAGCGAAAGGTCATCGCCCGCACGGCTGCCGAGGTCGTCGAGTTCGCCGCTGACAAGGCGCCGCACCTTGCCGGCCGTCGCCGTTTCGCGATTGCGCGGGCCGAGGGTATGCGCAGGCTTAAGGCTTCGGGCATGCCGCAGGAGCTCGCGCGGACGATGGCGCCGCACATTCAGCCCGACCCGGTCGAGGACGACGACGACGCGCGCGAGCTGTCGCAGGACGAGCGCGCCTTGCTCGACGCGGGCAAGGGTGCGGCCGGCGCTGCCGTCGGCATGGTCGCGGACGCCGCCGAGGAGGCGACCGGGTGCAAGTGCGACCGGCAGATTCTCGCCCTGGTGCGTGCGCTGCTCGAGTCGGGCATCGAGGCCGCAGTCGCAGCGGCGACGCGCTAAGACGCAGGCCAGCAGGCCGACCATGCCCGACGACACCCTGACGATTGCGACCGATGCCGCTGAGCAGGCTATCCGGCAGCATCGAGCGCCTGGGCCTGTCGGGCTGCTCGCTAAGGTCGACAAGACGACGGCAACGGCCCTGCTGGCCTGTGTCGCGGCTTTGACCACGCAGGCCGACCGATGGGTTGCCGGGATGGTTCACGACGACCAGACGGCGATAGCAAGGGCTGTAGATGCTCGCATTGAGCTACGAGCCGGCGAGCTATGCGAGGCCCAGGTCAGCGCGCTGCGCGGAGAAGTCGAGAACGCCGCAAGCAAGCCGCCGACGATTGCGGACCTTGCCGACAAGCAGCGCGACGACCGGGCGCGTATTTACGTGCTCGAGCGAATCCTCGACGTGGGCGAGTACCAGCGAAACCGGGAGAGGTGATGCGCACATTAACCCTGATTCAGTCTCACAAGACCGTCGACGGCATTGCGTACCGGAGGTGTCCCCGGTGCGACGATGAGAAGCCTATCGACGCGTTCGGCCTGCGACGCATGGCAGGGCAAGGGCCGAGCGGCGAAGACGTCATTCGCAACCAATCATGGTGTCGCGCCTGCCGGTCGCGGCGGCGCTAGACGTCAGCGACGAGCAGCGCTAGGTGCGTCGAGGTGAGCCCATCGTGTTCCTTGACGAATCTTGCGAATAGTTCGCGCACTGACCGGGAACACCTTGGCCAGCTCTCGGCTAGACAGTGGCGACACAAGTATTGCCAATGCCTGAGCCTCAGTAAGGCGCGAGTTAGGCTGTCTTGAGCCCTTCAGACTGCGGCCCCGTTGCACCATCTCGGCCGAGTTGCGAGCCCTGTCTCCAAGGCTCAAGTGACTGGGCCGCACACAGCGCGGCTGGTCGCAGGAGTGAAGAACGCACTGGTCGGCTGGCGCGACGCCTGTGCTGATTAGGTACGCCAGCCGGTGTGCCCGCTCTTTGCCGAGCACCCCGTAGCCAGCGCTGTTAAGTGCGCCCATCCACAACCAGCAATCGCCTGAGCGGTCAACAGACCGCCAAAAACGCGTCACCCACGGCAGTTGCTTTGGAGAGCCCTTTCGCGCGCGCTGACAGTCTTTGCACTGGTACTGCAGGCCCCACGCCCCGCTTTTCAGTCGCATGCGGTGAAACAGGCTCGCGGGCAGCTTGCGCAGGCAGGATGTACACTTCTTCTCGGGCATAGGGGAACCACCTTTCCTCCGCACTCGGACCTGACCTGCAAGAAAGGTCGCGAGTGGTGCCCTCATTCTAGATGTCCGCGACCAAAAGGGCGAGGCCCAAAGCCTGCCACGAGTGTCCCGAAACTCCGTGTAATGGTCCCGGCTCTCTCTTTGTACCCTGCGCGGCCTTCCGGTCGCCGCCGTGCAGCTCGATGCACCGGGCGCGGACCTGGGCGTCTTTGTTCGCCCCGACTACGTCCAGGTGCCGGCATACCTCGCGCCGGTAATGCCAGCGCACCGCATGCCCTGCCGACTCTGCCGCCTCGACGAAGCGCGCCGACCATTCACACGTGAGCAT